CTGTAGCGCCCAGGTGATAGGCTTAAGCACTGTAAAACATCCTCCGAAATAAGGTCTAGTGCATAAGTGCTGAATGATATCCTCCTTGATGTTCGCAACATCCTGAAAGCCTGATCTTTCCAGGCCGTCGTCATAACAGCAAATGACTAGGGAGAAATCTACATTCTGTGTGGAATTATCATCCTTTATGCCGCCTCCGCTCATGGATACCACAATATAGGGGGCAGGCGCGTCATTGGTGTCAGCGTCGATATCGTTATCAGTCGGTATCGGCAGGTCCTGTTTGTATACCGTGATAGCTTTTTCACTCCCGCCGGGTCCCATGTACCTCTGGTCTTTTAAAAGCTCCTGCAATTCCTCTATAAGAGCGTCCTGGCATAACTGTGGTGTTCTGCCGACTCCGTATTTCTTTACCAAAGAATTGTAATCAGTCATCACTTACCTCGCTTTGTCCTTGCTGCCGCCAGTGCCAGAACCTGTTCACATCGGGTTATTAATGCATCCTGAAGATACATTTCAACGTCCGGCGCAACTATAGGCCATACGGTGTTGTGCATGGCTGTGGCTGATGGTGAGCCCATGGTCCTTAACTTCTCTACACGCCCATCCGTTGTTGTCCAGCGTTTAAAGCCTCTGGCTGTTTCTCTATGCCTCGAATCGGACCCGAGCACTCTCTGCACCATTCCTATGTGGCTGTTTCCATTGTTCGCAAACTTTGCAAGAAATCCTTTACTAAGTTTTGATGTTCCCGGCAAAGGCTTCATTGAACTGGACTTCAATACTCGACCAGTAAATACGCTAGGCGCGTTAAATACATTCTTCCCTGCATAAGGCGTGCTTGGATTTGTTTCGAAATATCCAAGGTCGTTTCTCAGACTCTGGATATACAGTTCCGCCGTAAGTCCATGATTGGTGGCTTTCTTTCTCTGCGCCAGGTCGTTAAGATGGCTTGCGCCTTTTGCATTAACCGCATAACGGGCTTTCGCCTGCATGATCATCAGTCTTCTTGCCTGTCTTGCCGTCTTATTGATAGCAAATTTAGCAACCGTCGGGGTCTTTATTTTAAGTTTTCCGAGTTCCCTCTCAACCTCCTGAAAGCCCTCGACGCCGATAACAACGTTATGCCCGCCGTTCCACATGATTTTGCTCATTGTCTTGTCCTCGTCATGATCATACGGTATACACCATCCTCATCATTACATTTCTGGATGGTGTATGTGCGCTTATGATCTGTTCCTGCATCAAGCACTAGAAGCTTGCCTACACTAGGCCTCGGACCATAATCCGAGACCTTTACGTATAGGATCTTGTGATCTGTATAAAGGCCTGTGTCGAAGTTCTGCTTTGCTCCGGCTTCCCAGTGTGCTGAATGATCCTGTAATCTCTCTTCCTCGATGATTACTGGCATTTCTTTGCCATCTACCAAATGCATTTCCGCATGTTCCGCTGTATCGAAGAAGATATCCTGAACATCAGATAAAGCCGCTTCCTTGAAGTTGAGCGACGTTTCTTCTGTTCCCTCTGCTCCGGTATGCTGTATCAGTTCAAATAGTGCCATGATCATCTTTCCTTTACATTACAGTTGCAACAAGCCAAGAATCTGCCTTGTCAGGGATTGGAAGAGGATGAGCCTGGAGCTCGATCATTCTTCTGTCAGGATGGTGCTCGACATATGATCTCAGGACTCTTTCTGTCTGAGCTGTAATCCACTGCTGTGAAGCATCGTCGATGTAAGTACATGCGCCGTATGCCATCATGAAGCCCGGATTAGAGCTGATAAGCACTACCTTGTTATCTGGAATAAGCGGCTTGGTCTCAGGTGATGCAGGATTTGTCCAGTCATCGTAATAAACCTCAGCATACTCATAGAGATCAAGGTTTGGCTTATTGAGATGTCCGATGTATCTTACGCCGTTTGGAAGGTCCTTAGGCTGGATGATACCCATCTCAACACGTCTGTTATCAAGCTGCTTCTGAACGTTCTCATCAGAAAGGAATGCTCTCATTGCAGACTTACCGAAGATAGCCATATCCACATTTGTGAAACCGTTCTTCAGAGTCTTTTCAACCCAATCATCAAGGTTATCAAGGATCTTTGCAGCGCTCTGTCCCCAACGTGCTGTCCCTGTAAGAGTCACGGTGTTTGTGAAACCGAAATCAATGGTCTCATTCACGCCCTTACCAACTACCGGAATCTGACCTGTAACGATAGCCTGTACAGCCATCCACTCCTCACGACGTGTAGTAGCATCGTTGAGACGGTTATACTCGTCTGTAAGCTTCTGCGCTGCTCTCTGTGCAGGTGTCATGCCGCTGTAAAGATCTTCGCCTGGAAGTCTTGTAAGAAGCTGGTCAGCTGTGGTCACATCGTATGGATTGATAAGTGGCGGCTTGTAGCTCTGTGTAGTATATCCCTTGCCTTCAAGCACCTGTCCGCCTGCTCTTGGGTGAACGAATGCCGCCATTCTGCGGTCACCCTTCACGATGTCGATATCTACTCTTTCTGTTGCAAATGGCTTCACATTTGTGAAGAACTTATCTCTGAAAAATGTTCTTACAGGTGGTGCAGTTCTCACTACCTCTGCAAGATATCTGGGCTGATAAATGTTTACCTCATTAGCCATTATTTTTACCTCCTGATTACTTTAAAAAGATTCCGATGTTACGGAAAGGAACTTCCAGATCTGCTGCTGTCACGCCTGTGCCGCACTGTAGAGCGTCGCTGAAGAACTCACCTGTGAGATAGACCACAACAGGTTCGTTAGCCTTAGCGCTCTCTGCTGCGATGCCGTAGAGTCCTGTGGTTACTACTGCTCCCTCTGAAACTGTCACATTGGCAGCTCCGCCCTCTCCCAATACTACCGGAGCTCCGGCAGCGATTGCTTCTGCCGCTGTCTTTACCGATGTCTCAATCGCGATATTTGTTCCTGCGATGAGACGGTCGGGATTTAATGCATAGTCTTCTCTTGCTAAATTCATAGACATATTCCGTCCCTCCTTACTTCTTGTTTACACTTCTGATAGCATTGAGCATCTCATCGGCGTCCTCTTCCTCTGATGGCGCCGGTGTTCCCTGCACTGTGTTTACATTGCTCTTTGTCGCATCATTTTTGATTCCTTCAAGATATGATGCGCCCTGAGCCTTCATGTTCTTGACTGCTTCCTTGGCGTAGTCTGCTGCATCCATGGCATTTTCAAACATAGCCCTGTAAGCGATTTCCTCAGTTCCTGGCATCTGCATGTCCATGATGTCATGGATTCTCTGACGCTCCTTGTTTGTGGCTTCGGCTGTTGCCTGCTCCACAAGCTGATTTGTAAGCTCTGGGTAAGCCTTCTTCAGCTCGTCAATGGTTTTAATCTCCATTTCCTGTTCCTCCTTCTGGTTGTTGTTTCCCGGCGTTTCGGCCGGAGTCTTTGTATTTCCAAAACCGTCTGTCGCCGGGATCTTCGCCAGACTGTCTTGTACGAATTTAGGTGCCTCATTAAAAGGCATGTTCATGCTCACTTTGTTTACAAAGAGCATTCCATTTCGGTTCTCGATCACTGAGGATGAGTTATCCGAAATTTCATCGATGAAGCCGTTCTCAAGTGCTTCGCTTGCCGTAAACCAGCTTGTAGCGTCCATCTGTGCGGCAACATCATCCTTTTCTCTGCCGGTTTTCTTTGCATAGAGGCTGATGATGTTATCCCGGATGGCGCTTATAGCATTTGCATAGTTCTCGAGGTCCTTGGCTTCCATATACCCCGAAAGTCCTATTTTCACGGGATGAATCATGTAGGTACTATCTGCTGCCGCCACGACCTTGTTGCAGTGACAGGCAACTATGGTTGCGGCACTCGCACATAAGCCATCAATGACAGCTGTAACAGTTCCCTTGAAAGCTTCCAGGGCATTACCTATGGTTGTTGCGGCAAACACATCTCCGCCGCCGGAATTGATGCGGACAGTGATGTCCGTTACATTCTCCAATGCATCGAGCTCACTCTTGAACTGTTTAGGGGTGACTTCATCGCCCCACCATGTCGTGTCAGCTATATCACCGTATAAAAGCAGTTCCGCGCTGCCATTGGCCTGATTGCAGAACTTCCAAAACTTCTTTGACATGTATTTCCTCCTACTGTGTGGAACTCTGTTTATCCGGCACCGAATTTAAGAGATCTCCCACTTCTTTCATTCGCTTAACTTCGATTTTTCTTTGCTTAATGTTTCTGTTCCAGTCTCCGCCGGTCATCTGGGCTGTTTCCTCTGTGGCTGTGGTGAATCCCATCTCAACCCTTAGCTTTGCCGCGGTCACTTCCTGAACCGGATTAAGGTTTGTTCTTGCGGGTCCGCTCCACACACATGAGGTGTAAACCTTTCTCACCAAAGGATCACTGAAAAATCCCATGGCCGGAATCCTTCCCCTTGCCACCGCCTCGGCAAACCATTCCTCATAGATAGGCTTGCAGAAATCGTCCTTGAACCAGTCCTGCTCCATGGTGCAGGTTCTCCAGAACTCATTGAGCGCACCGCGTGCAGCACTGTAGGATGACACAAACTGCTTGAACATGACCTCCGGCGGTATCTCAAGTGCTGATGCTATCTGCCGGAATAAGGAGTTTGTAAATGCGTCATATCCTGTATTCGGGTGTTTGGGATCCGCAAACTTCGCTTCCTCTCCGGGATTGAGGTCACATATGGCACCGGGACCAAGTTCTATGCTGGACTCGTCTCCTGCGTCTATCTGTTCGTCGGGTGGAAGCATCTCACCAAAAGGTCTGTCATCCGAAGCCTGCTTTTTCTCGATGAACACCGTGAACATGGCAGACAGTACTGCTGCCGTGATCTCTGCATCCGTGTATCTGCCTAGCTGTTTGATGGTTTCAAGAACCGGTGCAAGTATCGGAACGCCACGCCTCTGCCCGATACGTTCACGATTCATGAGGTGGAGTATGTTCCTTCGTCCCGTATTCCTTCCGAAAGCTTCAACCCTCGTCCAGCGAAGATCAGCGGATCCGGTTATGTAAGTGCCAGATAGCGGATGTCTGTTACATATCCAGTAGGCAACCACTGTTCCTTCCTGGTCTGTCTCAACTCCTTGCACTATCTGGAATACCTTGTATCCATTCACTGTACATGGATAAAGCCTGTCATATCCATCCGGACTGCATACCCTGTCAGCTTCTATAAGCTTTATCCGAAGACTGTAGGGTTGTCCCGGCATTTCCTTCTCTTGCATCAGTGCAAATGTATCTCCATTCATGAGATACGAAAGAAATGCCAGTTGCTGAAGCTGATAGAAGTTATCCATCCTCTCAGCATCACAGGCAGGTGTATCCGCCCATATAGAGAACTCTCTTGATATCTTTGCTTGTAAATTTTCAGCCTCTTCTATCCCGATCTTTAAAAACTCGCTGTCCAGTTGCGGTGAAGGTATGAGCCCTCCGGCTATGACATTAGTTCTTTTGGTCTTAAGTGCTGCTGCCGCCGCAGGGATACCCATATAGGCATCGCGGCTCCGCTGTCGCAGAATACTTATATTGTCTTCGATATCCTCTTTTGCAGAACCGCCCGCATAATTCCATCCACGCATGGACTTCTTTGTGGTATTGGCTCCGTAATTACCGTAACCGCTGTTTATGACCTCGATAGCTCTCCTTGCGGCTACGCGTTTCATAGCGTGTACCGGTGCAACGGCCATATATAACTTGTCTATGATGTTTTCCATTGCTCCTCCTTACACGTCCCTCGGCACGAACCGGTACAACCGGTTTCTTCCTCGCGCCTTCTCTGATATTTCAGCTTCTGCCAGCTTTCCGCCCCAATACTCCATCTCGTTACGTATTTCCTTGAGATCGGCTCTTGTGAGCTTTCTGGTGCCGATCTGATATTCCTGACCGGTTGCGACTTTCTCTTCCGCTTCAAGCCAGGTGTTAAGTTTCTGCTGACAGAATTGTTTCGAAAAAATCGCCATATGTTAGATTCCTCCGCTTATCTTTCTTCTGCCCTTAGGCTGCTTAGTCTGTGGCTGTTCAGGTTCCATCATGAGCTGTGGCGGATTGATGGCTTCCATGACTGCCTGTGCATAGTTTCTGCAATCAAGTGCCTCATTTCTCTTGTGTTCATGGTCTATGATCTCCCATGTCGTCACGGCTCTGCCCTTCCGGAACCGAACTACCATCTTCTCCGATGTAAGTCCCTTGAAGTAGGCTTCATCGTATCCCGTTCCCTCATTCAGAGGAAAATGGCAGTAGTTCGGTCCCGGCGTGGTAGCTCTGAGCCGTTGATATAAGAGTGCTTTACCTGAATCAACGCCGACTACGAAAAGTGGTGTCTTTTCCCTGTTGTTTCTTGACGGGTTCTTGAGATACGGTACATCTGGACCGCCCCGCCCCTTGAGAGCCCATACACGTCGTTCCCATCTTTGTTTCGTAAAGGCATAGACTTCATTTGTGTGATGTCCTCCGGAATCGATGAATGCTGCTGTAATCTTCAGTCCTGTGCCATCCTTCTTGTAGAAGGTCTGTAAAAGGAACATGTCAAGATCACGCCATATCTGTTCGCCAAGCATGTCTCCGTATATACGCTGATATCTGATGCCCCAGCTTTCTTTGCCGATTCCCCATCCGACCACTTCGACCTCGAAACGGTCATCCTGAGTATCAACTCCGGCAGTAAGAAGAAGTACATCTTCCGGCACCTGAGCCTCATATACTTCACGTCTCGACATGATTTCGTTGTCTTCGAGACGTTCGCCTCTTTCTTCCCAGGTCTCCCCAAGCTCTGTGTTTACCCATACCTTCATGCCTTCCGGATTGCCCTGTTTCAGTTGCTGATCTGCAACTAGAAACTTCTGGACTATCTCTTTCCATCCGCAGAAAGTGGATGCCAATGTATTGAGATGGAACCCTCTTGCTTCCGCTTGTGGGTTTGCGGCTACGAATCTTCCCTTTATTCCCTGAGCTTTCCAGTCATACTCTCCAAACTCCTTTCCACATCGTTCGCACTTCATACGGACTTCTGCATCCGGGTTCTCTTTGTCAAATACTACATTCGCCCATAAAAGAGGCTGATAATGTCCGCACCCCGGGCATGGAACATTCCATTCTTCCTGAGTACTCAGCTTGTACTCCGTTTCGATTCTGCTATCGTCCTTGATAACAGGCGTTGAGACCATTACGGTTTTCTTGTCCCAGAAGGTTGTCTGTCTCTTCTGAGCGAGGGATAACGGATCACCCTCGGTGCCGGCTGTCTTCGGATATCTGTCAACCTCATCCGCCAAAAGCACCTTGATAGGTCTTGAGGCAAGGCCTGTCGCACTGTTGGCACCGACTATGGTTATATGGCCACCGGGGAAGTTCTTTTTCAGGATGGTATTTCCGGCGTATCTCGACTTGATATCCACCAGTCCTTTAAGTTCCGGTGTATCCCTCAGCATCGGTGCCAGACGGTCTTTTGAGAATGTCTGTCCCATGTCGAGAGTCGGCTGCATAACAAGCATCGGAGAAGGCGCATAATCCATGTAGTAACCTATGGTGTTCAGGATAAATGCATCCGTTTTTCCTATCTGCGCCGCCGACATTATCACCACTTTCCTTACATGAGGGTCGCCGATAGCGTCCATGATCTCACGCTGATATGGTGCCTTGTCTGTATGCCATCGTCCCGGTTCCGCCGAAGCTTCCGGTGATAACATCCTGTATCTGTCCGCCCATTCGGATAATGTCAACTCCGGAGGCGGTTTCAAAACCGATACGCATCGCGCCAGCATGTCGATGGTATCTTCCGGTAAATCAATCAGTTTTCCCATTCTCGTCCTTTACCTCTGCGAGAACGTTCCTGTAATCGCTTATTTCTTCCAGTGCTTCATCTATTCCGCTTTTCAACCTGTCAAATATCTTTCCCTGGTCTCCGCTCATGGTGGAAAGCTCCGGGCTTAACTTTGCAGGGAGCGCAAGCATCCTTGAGCGGATATTCAGGAATATGGTCTTGAGACCATTCTCTATATCTTCTGTCCTGTGGAGGCTTCCCCTCATGATGCCGTTCTCAAACTCTGCAGCTTCCCGCTTTGCCTTTGTGAGCTTGGTCTTTTCGTCGTTAAGCTCTGAACTTCCGCGCCTCAGATACACTATGTACCTCAGGACACACTGTTGAAGATCGTAAAGCCCTGGAGATTCTTCCTTCAGAACGCCTTCATCCCTAAGCTGTCTGACTCTTCTTTCTGTAACGTTAAGCCACTGAGCGACAACCTTAATCGTGTAAAGCTTCATCCGTACTTATGTCTCCTTCCCCGATATCTATGTCAACCACGCCTGTGGTACGCATCCTCATGATCTCTATCTTCTCTTTTTCAAGTCCTATCCTCTGTCCGGACTCTTCAAGAGCTCTCAGAGCATTGGCGATGGTCGCTATCCTGCCCTGGACTTTGTACAGTGCTTCTTCCAGCTTCATGACACGGTTAAATGCTGAATCTTTCGTGTACATTCCCATCTGCTGAGTGGCACCATCCTTTTTAGCCTTGCCTTTCCCTGCCGGAACCCTCATATCCATTACGCTGGATAGATAAAGCTCGTCCTGAGGTGCATTCTCATACTCTGCAATCTTTGTAAGGATCTTGTGTTCCCTATACTTCAGTATCTGCATTTCATGTTCCAGAGCTTCGCGCCCTCCCATGGGAGTCTTTTCCATCAGCTCCTTTTCTGCATCCGTCAGCATATCGAAATAGATCTTGCTGTAAGCGCCATCCTTCTCTGCATTCTTGTTCCCTTTCGGTGCACCGTCATGGTGCCCTGCTGCATTCCTGCGACCTTTACTGTTAGTATTGCCGGGCTGTCCTCCTCTTTTTTTCTTCGGAAGTTCAGTATCCCATTTGTCTTTTGTCTTCCAGTTTCTTAAGGTCTGATAAGAAACTCCCACTGTATCGGCAAGTTCTTTTAGATTGACCTTACCGCCAGCGCTCATCTGTTTGATGTACTCAGCTTTGGCGGTGTCTCTTGCATTGCTCCGCTTCGCCATCCGTACACCTCCTTGCGTGTTGTTTTCTAATTGGGCTTTACGGAATTGAACCGCTCAGTCTTTGCACTAGACCGTGCACCATACACCATAGCCCCATATAGCGGGCATAGCCCGCCATGAGTATTTTTATACCGGCTTTCACACTTCCGGTGTTGATAGGACAAAGAGCCCTAGCAACTGTTTAGCAAACATATCCATCAAAAAAGCCGGTGGCTCTTTGCCATCGGCTGAAATCTCATGATATGAATTTACCACGTTTACCCTGCGAAAACTGCCAAACTTTTAAAAATCGAACGTTTTTTTTTGAAAATTTCATTTTTTGACCCCCCTGTATTAATTTTCCCGCCTTGGGCGGAAATCCATTTTTTACATAGTACCTAGAAAAAAATTGCGCCTCTGGAACCCGTATGGCTGAGAACTTCCTCCGCAGAACCTAAAGCTCCTCCGGAGCTTTCCGGCCGGGCTGATCCGGCGACGGCTCAGGGCTTCCAGTCGTCCGGATCCGGTGCCGTGGTGCCGGTGCCGGCTTGCTTAGTTTGTTGCTTAGTGTGGTTTAGTTGTGTGGTGGTGATCCGGTAGTATTTAGTTATTTATATAGCTTTGATATCTCTTATAGTCTCTGATCTGGAGTGTAAGCGCCTGATTTATGGCATTAAAAAAGCGCGGGCATATGTCCGCGCTTGCTTTGATTTGTTTAATTGTTTTGATCTCTCTCGATTTTTTCTAATATGGCTTTTTCGACGTATTGAGATTTACTTAAGCCGACCTTATCGGCAGCCGCTTGTATTTTTTCTTTTAAGCCTTTAGTGAATAATAAATTAATTCGATCTCTGTTTTCATCTTTCCATTTTTGATCTCTTTTATTTTTCTTTTTTTTATCTTCTGGCATGATCTTATACCCCCTTTAAATATATTATATATATCATTATAGCGGTGCGCACTGTGCAAAATGCACAATTTCACGGTGCACACTTTGTCGAACATTGCGTATTTACAACGGTGCGCACCTCGTTTTATGATTAAGCCACAACAAAGCAAGCGACAAGCAAAGCGGAGTTGTAAAAGCACATTGAAAATTGAATCACAGCTTAAATCCAAAGATGCAAGCTGTGATCAATTTCATAGCTTGCATCTTTTTTTAGTTTTTGGAAATGGCTTAAAAGCCCGGAAAGGAAATGATTATGAAAAAAGACGAAAATAAGTATGTTGTGATAGGTGGCCAGTATGACCGCTACAATTACGGATCGGCTGCAACCTTAGCTGGTGCTATGAGGATGGCATCTAAGCACGTTGAAAATTGGGATAATTGGCAAGGACTGCATGTCCCAGTTATATATCGCGTGGAAGATTGCGAAATGGCCGAAAATTTCTTTGGCCCGCAGATGCTCCCAAAATCTGACGCAACACCGGTTGCATGGAAAGAGAATGGGAAATGGATAAAAAAAACGGAGGAAAAATAAAATGATTAGAAACTTAACCGCAACTATAGCAACCATCGCAGCACTGGCAACCGCCGGAACTATCTACCCGGCTACGATGATAGCGACCGATGCTAAAAATGACATTGTAACGCTGGAAACATCTACCGGATATGTTTACCAGTTCGAAGGCGTTGAGGATTACGCCGACGGCGATTTGATCACTTGTATCATGTTCGATAACTTCACCCCGAACGATATCAAAGACGATGTAATCATATCCCATAGATACTCCGGATTTTTCGAAAACAAATAACATCGCCGCCCTACCTGGAGGACAACAAGCCGGATCACCGCCGGCGGTAGGGCTTACAACATAAACAATCATCAAAACGGAGGTATATATCATGACACGTAAATATTTTAAAGCAGTTTGGACAGCTGAAGAGTGCAAGGAGAGATTCAAAGAGCTTGTGAAGAAGCTTCACCCGGATAACAACCCGGGCCGCGACACAACAAAAGAGTTTCAGGATATGAACTCCGAGTTCATCCAGGTTTACAACGAACTTAAGAATGTGCACCGCCGTAAGGATGACGGCACAACGTACACCGAAACCCGCCAGGAATACACCGCAACCGATAACGGTGAAGAGTTCTCAAAGATCTTCACAACACTTTTTAACTTGGATGGTCTGATTCTCGAGATATGCGGATCATGGTTATGGGTAACAGGTGAGACCTATAAGCACAAAAATATCATCAAGTCTTTAGGACTTAAATTTTCATCGAAACACGTTGCCTGGTATTACGCAAGCACCGGAACCGGCACAAGAAGACGTTCTTATACACCGATCGACCGCATAAGAGAGCTTCACGGATCCGAAATATACAAGAGTCGCGGCGCTGAAACAAAGCAGCTCACCGCCTAACAAAAATATAAAAGCTTTGGAGCGGATCACCCCGGGCCCGATACCCGGCAAAGCCATTTCACAAAAATCATATAAACAAAATGGAGGCACAAAATGAGCGCATTTGTATTAAGTCAGGAGAACATCAATCTTTTAACTCAGGCAACGGACACAATTTTGAGACTTAACAAAAAATATCCCGGATCTTATCACTTAGCAAAAGATACCGTTGACATCTTAGGACAGTACACCGGCGACATGCATAACATTTACAGAGCTTTGTATATAACAAACATTAAAGCCGTGAACGGTCGCTATAGTGAGAACACAAAAACATTGCCGAAATATCAAAGGCTTAGCCCCTGGAATATAGACCGCGGGCTCGACCTTAACGACCTTAAAAAGGCTTGCTGCTTGTTTGGCTGTTATCTTTACCAGATCAGCGAAGACCCTATAGACGGCACAAAAATATACAACGCTTTCCAGGACATTAAAAAGTCGCTTTGTTCGCTTTACTTCTCAGAGTCATTTGACTGGAGCGGTAACCCACAATAAAAGGATCCCGGCCGGAGAACGGGCGCGCGGTTCATCACCGCCGCCGGGATATTTACAAAAACACAAAATATTATGGAGGTTCACAAAATGAAGAAGGAAGTTTTATATCAAACCATTTGTAAAATGCTATATGACTATGACAGAGCGACCGGCAACCGCGGCGCGGATCATGTAATACAAAACCCGCATTTTTGGCTTGATTGCCCTTTTCAACCGTTTTACGTAAACGCCGCCGCACTCTTGATCGAAGCTATGGAAGACATGAACACAAAAAACACCGGGGACAAAACAATTATGGCAGCTCTTAAAAGGGTTATCAAAGCCAGTAAGAACAACCGGCACTTTGACGGAATATTTGAGACCGTCGGCGATGATCATATAAAGCGTTACGCAGTTTGTGACGGGTACAGGCTTATAAGACTTAACAATGATTATGATTCTTTGAGACGGGCCACAAAGCACACGATTGAAGACAAAAACATTAACCAGATCATGAGAGCCGGACAAAAAGAAAAGCCGTTACCACTTCCAACCGTTGCCGAAGTCAAAGCATTCATAGCTAAACAAAAAGCCGAATTAGGCGCATACGCAAATAAGAGTGAACGGATACCATTTAACATTTATGGCGATATTTGGGTCAATCCTGAATACTTGATAGACATGCTTCAGGCATTACCCGGATGCAAAGCATACATGCCTTCGAACAATCATAACCCGATATATTTCGAAGCCGAAAACGGCGACGGGATATTATTACCGGTCAATCACAAAAAAGACGAAGAAGACGCCGCATAACACAAAAAGCCGCCTCAGAGAATGCAAGCCGGTTCGATACCGGAGGCGGCCAGCTTATGAAGCAATGCACAAAAATCAGGATCACAAAACGGAGGTTTATATATCATGATGACCAGAGAAGAAGCACAAAAAGCCAGTGAAAGGAAGGCCGAATATTTACGCGAAGCAGCTACAAAAATCAGGCTTATTAAGGACATTGCACAACAGTTTGACGGTAAGGTCTACAACTGCCGATTTGATGAAGCTGTCCGGGCTTTATCCGATGATCACAACATTTTCTATTGTTCTAACGATTATGGCAATTTTGAGGTCGTCTTCACAAAACGTTATTCCGGTTTCCGTGTTGCTTTATTAGGCGCACGCGCTGCCATTAAAGGCGAGCCGGGCCCGAATTGCACAAGAACCGACATTGTTTTCACTCCCACAAAAAGGATCATGGCCGATAAGATGATCGAGCTTATGAATTTGAAATACGAAAAGCTTTTGAAGGAAGCTACAGCCATTGAAACCGCATTACAGAATATCGATGAAGTCCTGCTGCGTGCTCAGGAACTAAAGAAGATGTACAACGTCATGGTCAGCGCCCTGCCTTATGAAATCCAAAATAATTTCCGCCTTGAACACTACTGGAGATAATATAGATCCTGCTGCCTGAATAATTCTATACACAAAAAATCCATACACAAAAAGTGTCGGTGCTCCTGCTGCATCCATGGAGTCCCGGCACAAAAAATATGATCACAAAAAATCCTATAGACAAAAAACTCATTCACAAAAACTACGTTAAACTATATTCACTGGATGGCGCTATAAACGCCCCTGGTATAACGAGTTACAATACTTCACAAAAGCCGCCGGAGAGCTCCCAACTTTCAGGGCGGTTTTTATATGCTTATTTTTATTATTTCACAAAAAGTATATGCTATTTATATACACAAAAAGCCTTCCGGATTATCGCAACTAATCAGGAAGGCCGCTTGTAGAAAGGAGGTTCACAAAAAATGTTAGCTTATCGTATCAACTGGAAAAATGCTTCATTGGAAGAGCGTAGATATGTTGATGATCAGCTCGACAAAAAAGGAGTATTGTATCCCTATCAATCCCATATCGACAGAATAGACTTTATTGATTTTGAAATCGAAGAATGGGAATTGCATGTACTTGACGAGCTGTATCTTCCGACTTCATGTACTATCTCCAGAATCAACTAACTATTTTATGCATAGCTCACGTCCTAATGATGTGAGCTATGTTTTTTCAGGATAGCCAACTTTTAATCCGCATACACTTAAATATGCTCTCGGAAATTTCGCATCATAGTAAAACTTGATACAAACTATTTTATCCGGATCCGCCTGCTCTTCAAATTCATGAAAATGACTGAGCTTTCTCCAGGCATCTTCCTTTGGTGGCATAGAACTAAAGTTGCCGGGTTTAAATAGCTCTTTTGGAGTGATGCCGAAATGTTTCAATACATCAGATTTCTTGACACCATTATCATACGCATAGTCTCTGTCTGCCGGTATTTCGTCTTCGCCTTCAGTTTCTGAATACTCAATATCATATATCTCGCCCTCTGCCATAAGTGCCTCAATGCTTTCCAAACAACCATTTCTGAACATTTCCGCTGTTATCCCTGGTATAAATAATCCCTTCATGCCTTATCCTCACTTTCTACATTCCCACCATTCTACAAACTTCATCCCTAAAAAAGTTATAAGTGCGGTTATTGTTGCGACTGCTCCTATAAGTTGAAAGTAGAATATAATGATACTCATTCCTTATCCTCTCTTTCCTGTGGCACATACTGACTTTCATCATCATTCCATTTCCACTCTAAAAAATCCAAATAAAATGACCTTAAACACTGTTCGCATAGATGAAATGTCGAATATCCATCAAAACCATCTACCCCAATTCTATATCGTTTATCTCCACTACTATCAGCTTGGGTGATTTTGTTACATTTGTCACACTTTATCCATTCGCTCATTCCTGCGCCTCGCTTTCCGTCCTGTATTTGTCGATAATCTGTGCTGCCCTCATAAGCCCAAAATTAAATCCTTGCTGATAATCTCCATATGCATCTGAATCTGCAAGGTTGGTAATCTCGGCTCTTGCTTTGTCGAGAATAGATCCCTGTTCTAGTGCTTCGATTGCCATTTCGCAGGCATCTATGGCTGTACATTTGTCAAAATCAGAAATAAGCCAACCCTCATCAATTATCTCTTCAAGAATTTTGATTGCTTTTTCTTTTGTTATCATTTCTTATCCTCGCTTTCCTGTGGGTCAATATAAAACTTAACGAGACGACCACATTTTAAGCACCTTGGTTGCCCATACCGAAAGCCAACATCTTCCGTGGTTTCAACACATTCATTATTTTCGTTAAATATACCAACTCTATGTACGTATTCTTTAATCCCATACTCTTTTACTTTGCCACATTTGGGGCATAATATCATTCCTTATCCTCACTTTCCTGTGGCTCAATCTTTTGGCGGCCACAATGTTGATATATTCCAGCTAACTGTTTTTGATACATTAGACCAATCTTTTCAATGGTTTTTGCATCAGAATTGACCATTTGAGATAATATATACTTTTCATGTTCGGACAATTCTTCACGCTCTTGATACTTTGTAGAATTTTTAGAGAATGGTTGACAAAAATGTCTGTCAAACCATTGAATTAGCCTATATATCATGCTTCCTCACTTCCTGCCCTTGTAGCTGCCTTGTAGCGTTCAAACGTAGATAATTCACTCATAGCCGTTAGTGTATCTGCCGCAAATTTAATCATACTGTCGCGGTTATAATTGTACTTGTCGGCAATGCGTATCAATTCGGGAATAAGTACACCGTTTATAACTGCGTTAAATTCCCCCAATTCTTTTTCTTCTAAGCCGTATTCTTTCATTTCACTTTCTGCCCTCAAGCAATCATCCACATGCTCCTTGTGACATATCTTGCGGTATGCTTTTAATTCTTTCAGCAACTTCGCCAACTGTTTAAATTCCAAACACCCTTGTAAGTTTCCGTGAGTACGTTCATATTCAGCATTATCGAAATATCTTTTAATTGCTTCATCAAGTGTCATTCCTCATCCCTCACTTTTATGTGGTTCAAAACACAGTAATTATGATTTTGACAGTTTTCGCATTTTGTTGTTTCACAATTTATTTTTTCGCTTTCCACCTGTGATGTATCTCTTATAGATTCGAGATATTTAAATATTATGTACACCCATAAATTGTTCTGTTCTTCGTCTGTCATTCCGTCACCTCATCGCTAACTTTCCTGTATATTGCTGCTATCTCTTCAAAATCGAGATCCATGATTTTGTTTTCTTTAATTCCTTTAAAATGGAGATTTGTAATTCTTCCTGTCATCCTATCTCTTTCAATATCTACGCTATCGCATTTTACGGATATTTCTTTGCCGCTCTTGAATAATATTGTTATTGTCATTCTTACGCCTCTCCTGCTGCCGCTTTTTGGTCTTTTAGCTGTTTTTCCAAATCGTCCACCCTTGCAATTAACTTCTCAAGTACGTCAGCGTTTTTGTTTACAGCTCTTGCAACCGTAGCAACGTCATCACCGTTTATAATCCGCGAAAAATAACCGCTTATAGTACAAGTTTTACGCATTTATTTGACTAACCCCTTTCATAGTACAAGTTTTACGCATTTTTTACCCTCACAGTCTTGTTGATGGGCAGTTTGCGCAACATTCCGAACAGTACCAGTTAAAATTTCTGTATATACAACTGCCCGTCCTTATTTTGGGTTGAACGGGCGGCAACTTTTCAAGTGCTTCTATCTGTGAAGATTTTCCGTCACACGCTGATATAACGTTTATTGCTTTTCGTCTGCTGATAGCATCCTCGGGTTGTTGCTCTAAGGCTTTGATAGCCTTATCGATGCATTTGCTTGACGGCTTGCACTTCCATTTCTCAGATGCTTTCAAATCTGCTATTGCTTCTTCATTTGTCATGTCTCCACCTCTTCTGTTGCCCTGAATATCACTATCATACTCGGGAACGGCGCGCTGTTCTTTGAATCTCCGAACTTCAACCGCCCCTTTATGAATCTTATCTCAGCTCTATGATATATAAAGCTATGAAACCATCTTGTGTCAGTTCTGGATGGTATCAGCATAACAACCGTTGTGCCCGGTTTAAGAGATTCTCTGTAACTCTTTTCAACCCAACTCCGGATGTTGCTATATGGGGGATTGCAAAACACGGTTTGCCCCCCCCCATGATGCCATGAGCCCGTCATGCTTTTTGGTGAAATATCTGTCTGCTTTATGGTTTTCTTCACTTGCTGCTGCATCCAATGTGAAACCAAATTCTTTATCAAGAGCCTTGTATACTTCGTCCGGAGTACTCCATTCATCCGACTTCGAACTAAACAAAACTTTATTCACGATCCACCTCTTTTCCGCCTCATTCGCAAATTGTTTTTCCTGCGCCCTTTTAATGCTTTGGAAACCAGTACACACGTGCGCGATGTCTCTCGCAAAAACTATGATTTTCACTGATTTCCTGCTGCGTCAAAAGGCACTTATACAACGCCTTAGACAATCACTTAAATGGCTTTGCATTTTCACTTTTAAAACATTTCAGAAACTATTTTCTTCCATTAACGCGCGCGCGAAGCTCTTTCCGCCAACTCTTCCACCATAGGTTCATCCTCCATCACAAATCCGAGCTGGTCCAGAGCTTTATCCTTCCAGTACCGGACAGTAGATTCAGAAGCGTGCATCTTTGAAGCAAGTTTGGTCCAACTGTACTCATTCACAAAACGGTCTAAAAGCAATGTTTTGTACCTGTTGTTCAGGCAGTCTATAGAACCCCTGATCTGACGCTTATCATTCTGAAGGACGGTGATTCTCGTCTCGACCTCGACAAGTATGTCATGAGCATCATCCTCCGCCGCCTTTATGGCCATCCTTTCGGTGCTGCTGCCTACCGAAGAACCATGAGGCATGCCGTCCATATCCATGGCGCGGGCCCCGTTATAGTATGCGTCCTCCAGGGAATTACGCTCCCTACAGAATGTATTCAGCATGTCCGGTATCTTTGAATAGTAAATCATTATGTCCTCTGCTTCTTTTCGCTCCATGCTCCCTCCCGTTCATGTCATTTCTGTCGTTCCTGCATCACTCTCGTCCAGTAAATTCCTGCTGCATCATCAAATGTCGCCTTTATATCCTCGATATCGTAATCCCGCTCCGCCTGGATGCCTGCTGCAAGTATTCTTGCTTCTATATCCGCCGCCTGCCGCTTCATGGATATCAGTTCCCAGTCCTTGTTTGTATTTGCCGTATCTGTTATCGGCAACACAAAATCCTCCGGCATAAACTCTTCTGTCGCTTTCTTCAGAGCATCATAAGCCCTTGCAAGCCCGTAGGCCTTTTCGAACACATTATGTTTGTTCCTTAGCCACTTCACGCTATCGAGTATCTTATCTATGTCCTCTGACCCGTAGTATTCATCACGGCTCAATGCTTCCACAACCGACTCACGGAAGAGCCTTGCTGTTTTAGTGCGTATCTTCTCGGCACGCTTCTCAGATGTCTCACGTCCGTTCTTCAGATAGTTCTTTTCTCTGTGTTTTGCCAGCATACGCTGATTGATTGGTATTATCTCTCCCATGGCCGGACCTCCTGCTGATTATTAACTCTGTTTAAATCATAATATCAAAATGTGAACCAAAGGATCGCCATGATCACAAGAAAAACCACTACCGGAATGAGCAGAATCATCGGGCTTAGTCCCTCCTTTCTTTCTGTTGGTTCGCTGTCGATAATTGCCAGCATGTTATAAAGGTCGTACCATGATCCGTTACGCTCATTCATTATTCTGTCTTTCAGGTGCCCTGCATCAATTAACCTCTTCATTTCTTCCTTCCCCTTTCGTCTTTGTCTGTAATCACTTCCCGGAATTTCCACCCGTTGGGCCGTGCGTATTTTTCGATAAACGCCCGCCGCCTTACGGGATAGTCTCTCTGCATTTTGCGAACAAATGTGCTTTTGATCTCAATGACCTCTACCGTGCCATCCTTGTATGTCAGCTTGAAGTCTGCTGTGTACCGGATGTTCCCAAGCTTCAGCCCACAGAACTCTGCAGCATCGAACAGCCGGAAGGCCGGATGTTCTTCACAGGATACGATCTCGCCGCTCCGGAGCCTTGGAAGCACTTCGCCCATGTAAAACTCAGCCTCGCCTTTACTGTCGAAGCGTTTAGGCTCTGCTGCCGTTACCGGTTTTCGCATGTGATCAGCCTTTTTCAGCTCTTCCGCTGCAATAATCTTGAGCGCCTGCTGCCGCATTTTCGGAGGCAGGTCTTTCAATTCCAGCCTCATGGTTCTCCCTCGTAGCCGACACAATGGCCAAGTCCCTGGATATGTCCGTCAAAACACTGCGCCTGTGTCGGATCATGCCACTTACACATCATGCAGTCTGTACCTTCCAGCTTGTTCATGCCTGTAAACCATTTTTCAAAATCGTTTTTGTGTCCACGTATCCATGCGTTAAATGCATTGCGTTCCAATTCACTTTCAAAGTAAATCGTAACAGAATAGCATTGCCCATTCGCTTTGTTCTTGCTCTGCGTCAGTTCCACATTTCTTCCTCCTTCTCTGTCTGATACTCGCTGAGTTTTAATTTGTGAGTGTATTTTGATATATAGCCGTCGCTGATCTTCTGCTGCCGCTTTTCCCTCTTCAGCTGTTCATCGGTCGGCTTTATGAATTTATATTCACAGTTGAGATATCCTTCCCAGTCTGTCCATGATCTGACGGAATCCCTGTCGAGGTAATATCCTTCTTCCTGGAGCTTCTTCGGAACTTTGATCGTACCGGACCATGTATTGGCATGTACGATCTCAACCTTAGCCTCTGGTCTTACAAGATTCCGACTACAAGAATATCTCTGCTTGTAAGGATTATCATCATCCCGGAATGTCTTCTTTGTCTCTTTTACGAGATACTCAGCCAAACCGTTATAATTCTTATCCTCGTAAAGGGGTGTCAGATGTGTACCGCCCTGTCCCCAGAGTCGCATAAGCTCTTTGGCCATGTTCACTCCAGGAACAGAGTTGCATACCATGTGGTGGTGGATCCGCTTCGAATTCCATTCCGTAACAATGACATATTTGAATTCGCTCCCCTTCCGTTTATAAAATCTTCTTGTTCTGTTCAGGAAGTTGTTCAGAATGTTCCGGCTCTGTTCTATCGTCGGGAGATTCCCATCCGCATATGTCAGTACAACGTGTTGGTCATCTTCTGTAAAATTTGCAATGAGGATCCGGTTCAGTTCCTTGATGGATTCTATTTCGTTATGCTTCTGCAATCTCTTTTTCTTTTCTTCCAGTTTCTCCGGGGACAGAGTACGCATCATTCCGGATCTGTCTCTCTTTTCACCTTTCCGGTTACACATATAGCTATGTGCTTTCTTAACCTCGATTACATTTGCATATCTCCAGCTACTCTGTTTATACATTTACGAAATCCCCACCATGTAAGATTCTTTAAAATGATTCTAAAGTTATACCCCTTTAAGAACTGTAACAGGGGATTTGACCGGCTCCCCTGCCGCCGTTTACTTTCTATATTAAGAACGAACTTATTCAAACATCATCGTGATGTCACCCTTTTGGTTGGCGCCGTAACTGTAGCCATACTCACACTGGCATCCCAGAGAATTCTGCCATCCGGCCATGAAATATACATAGTCGCATTCGCTTAATAGGTTCAGACAAAGATCCAGGATCTCTTTTTGGTACAGGAACCCCACAGTCTTGAAAACCTCATAAGGATTTACAATGTCGAATCTATCCTTATACATATCTGCAACTTTTCTGAATCTCTCCTCTGCATCTGTTGTCCCCGTGATTGGGCCTGAAATATATAACCGTTCTCTTCTCATGTGTCGCTCCTTTTTATGCTAAACTCCTTTTTATCTGTATCTTTTGGCTTTCCGTCTGCGCAGAACCATTTATTTACGTCCACCGTATCCCAATGCCATTTACTGCAGTAGAATTCCGCTTTTACAGCTCCGAGATGTCCTTCCTTGCAATATCTGCAATCCTTGCAGCGTGTGACCTTTACGACATCTGGTCCAAGTATTTCTTCCGGTTCTACCTCGTTTGGGATCAGATACCATCCGTTTATCACTACATTTTTGTAGTGATGGCCTGCAACATAGAACCTCTCGTTTTCATAATAATTGTTTTCGTCTAAAAAAATCCCGCGTTCATATCTCGCGCCACGACCTATTTCGCCTGTTATACAGAGGGCCATGGAATTATATTGTTCATCCTCGTCCGGAGTGTCCTCTGGTGGATACCACACTCCACATCTATGCATTAAGATTCCACCTCCTTTTTGTGTTTCTCCCAGAAATCGCTGTATTTCTTATTCTCTTTCTTATTGGCCAAGCGCCAAAAAAATACAGAGCCGGAAGTATGCGGCGCCTTTGAGGGGACCTGCGTCTTCTGGTGCTCTGCGTCTCGTGCACATGATTCAGTTGTCTTCTTGTTGAATTCCATACGTCGTCCCCTCTTTTTGCTTGAGGCTCATTTCTGCGATCTCCTCAAGCGACCAGTCATTTGCTGTACAAAGCTCCGCCATATAGGAGAGTGCGGTTCCAAGGCGGAGCTTCTTATATTGATCCGATGAATCCGCTGCGAGATAGCATCCGTTTAATGCTCCAACCTCGGCGTTTATGCCTAGGAGCGCATTCACTTCGATGGCTCGTGCCATAGCCGGTTTCTGCATTATGCCTGCTCTCAAAAGATCCTGCGTGTCCTTTATCTGATATTCATCCAGCCTCATGTCAGCCCGCTTTCTGGATCTGATCGACCACACGATGGACTATCGTGAGGTCAAGGCCCATGTTCTTCGCGATCCTTTCTTCGCTCATCCCTCTCGCAAAGAACTGCTCTACCATTTCCCGCTGTCCGCGTTTCAGGGTATGGGTAAGCGGCTTCTTCTGCTCTCCTTTTGCCACTAACTCCGCCTTTTTATCTTCCACGTACTGTTGCGGTGCCATATTGATATGCGCGAATTCGAGGATCTCCTGAATACATCTTTCACAGTAGTCTCTTGTGCAGTCATCGATCAGGCCGTGCTTGATTGCGTCCGGCATGCTGTGTGTGACCGGAGCGTCATCGTCTCTGGATGTGTATTCTGCAGATAGCTTCATCGGGTTCCCCTCAATGGTCTCCCCGCACCGGTCGCATGTAATCACGATCTTTCTCATGTTTTCCCCTCCCTTTGTGGCCGTTAGCATTCGGCTTCGGCTGTTGCCTTTTTTTCAAACAGTACTTTGATCTTTCCCTTTGATGTCATCTTCAGCGTGATCTTCCGGCTGTCGCTCTTGATTGTTACGGATTCCGCTCCGGCCGCCGCGATGATATCTATTGCATTGTTTCCAAACTCCTCAACGGATTCTGGGAAACGTGTTTTCATCTGCTCATTCATGGCATGCAGCTGTTCCTTTGCTTTTTCTGCAGATACCCGGAGCCCTGCGTAGTCACGTGCTTCCTGGCAGGTGCATGCCCGCGTGGCATCTTCGTCAACCTGTTCCTGTTCTACGTCCGTCATGTATGTCATCATCCGGATCTGATGGCAGAACCGGCATTCTCCATGTTTCCGGTATACACCTTCAAGTTCTGACGTTTTCTTGCTTTCTACTGTTTCCATAGCCCTCTCCTGGTCTTTTCTTTTTCGGACTGGTTTCCCCGGATGACCGGTCCGGGGATGGCATTTCATCAGCCCTTGAACAAATATGAGTGTGGATTGCGGTTCTTGTACCGTAATTCATCGAGCTTCCCGTTTTCCGGATGGGATTCCGTTTATTTATTGATACGCATTTGCTGCGTTTCAACCGTTACTGTCTAATGCTTTGATGATGCTGTCCATGAGTGGCACGAGCCGCTCTACTGCATCCGCGATGTGCCGATCCGGGATCTGCTGGCAAAGCATCACGATGTCCGTCCGGATAGCTACCGCCTTCCTGGTTAATTCCTTTTTATTCATCCTTCTGCAGTCTCTTGAATTCCTCGATTGCCAAACTCAGTGATGTACTGTGGTCCTCGAATGGCTTCTCCCAGTCATCTGCAGTTACCATGTACCACCGATCCACGCGCCACTCTCTGCGTTCCTTCGGGAAACGGAAAGTCTGCTCTTTCATCTCTGCGATAAAGCTTGCCCCATTGATGTCGACTCGCATGTACTTCCGGTTGAGCCGAGGTTCTTCAAACCACAGGTACCATCCCTCTGATTCATTCCTTTCCTCGAAGAATTTCTTACGCTTGTCGTTATTGGTATACTTCTTGAGATCTGTCATACATGCCTCCTTCAGTGTCTCATCCATTTCAAAAGTGCCGCTCCGGCCAGAGTCGCAAGCAGGCTCAGCACCATGATAGCCATGTGTGGTACCATCCATTTATTTGGGATGGAGTCTGCTGCCAGCACTGCAATCACAAATGCCGCAGCACCTGCTGCCGCGAGTGTTATTCCGATTAGGTCGCCAATGCCTTTGTACATTTTTTTGCACATGTACATTGCATTGTCGATCTTCCAATCCAATGCCCGCATGTTCCGGATCAGATTTCTCCGGATCATTTTTTTAATCACGCGGGCCTCTTTGTCTGTATAATCTATTATCATTCTGATACCTCTTTTTGCGATGCGCCTGTCTATACCCCATCTCCCCGGTTATTCCGTTCGATTTCGTGTTTTTTCGTATATGAAATGAGGATATTCACTTATTCTGGTAACTATTCATCTATATTTATATTTTCAGGAGATTCCATATTTTGGGGCGGTGGAGCATAGACCGGCGTACCGCTTTCTTTTAAATGCTCCTATAATTGATATGCCGGTGTGCCACCACCGAGTATCAACGAAAGGAGGGATTATAAATGTCATTAAGGTATTTCAAATTTGACTGCACCGATTTAACAGCATCAGAGAAATCGCACGTCATTGATTTCTTAGACGGGTACGCCGCTACTTCCTCGATATGTAATCCTCAAAAGTACCCTGGGATTTACTTTGGATTTATCGAGAATGTTGAAAATTTAAAACATTATGTAGATGTTGATCCGGTGCTTAAAAAATGCACCATATCCGAAGCTATTCCGGATTAGGTATCTGTTCTACTCGGAACATAGCCCTTGGATAATCCGGGTCGTAGTCAATGACGACTCGGATTTTCTTGTTTCCGGTCAATTCTTGATAACTTTTTAAGATTGGCATTTCAAAAAGGACTTTTTCTGCAGGCCACCATCCAACCTGCATCTGTATGTAGGTTTTTGGATCATAGCCAAAGTGTTTCATGACTGCCTCTTTATCCAGTGGGATTTTCATCCAGCGATCTATCCTCGCCCAACGTTCCTCATTTTTCTCTTCCATCACGCCAATGCCTCCACAATCTGCATCCTTGATTTTCTTCTCCTGCTGCATCCTTAAGAAATACTCAATCATCCATACCGTTGGCCCGTAAATTGACTCAACTTTTCTTGTATTCCCTTAAGATCTTGTAGATGCGGCACCCTGCAGGAACCACCATCCCGGCAACGCTTTTTCTGATCGTGCCATCTTTCATGATATGGACAACCTTGATTTCTTCGTTTTTCATGCTGGCCTCCTTTTGTCACTTAATGTGACATTATTTGGTAAAAAAAAGCCACTCTACCGACACGCCAAAATAATTTGCCAGCGCAATCTTAATGCTATCCCGAGGCATTCTTTCCTCAGATTCATACATTGTAAGCGCAGAAATGCTTATATTTACGGCATCTGACACTTCTCTTCTGCTTCTGTCCCCTCTTAATTCCATGAGCTTTTTTCCGTATCCTTCCAACTTTTCTATTCTCCTTTCGTGCCTCTTGCTTGTCACTTTTCGTGACATCATTAATATAACGCTGGCTGTTTTTTGTGTCAACACATTTCGTGACATTTATTAATTGTTTTTTATCACGTTTCGTGATATTCTTCTTTTAAGATAGAAGGAGAATGTTATGGGACAATTTGCAAATATATTCAAAACCCTGAGAGTTACCAGGGGCTATACACAGGAAGAACTATCTAAACGGTTAGACATATCGCGTAGTCGTATAGGGATGTACGAAACAGGTGCGCGTGAGCCGGACTTTGAGACTTTGGAATCCATAGCTGATTTTTTCAATGTCGATATTGATTATCTTGTAGGGCGAACTAACAAGACTACTTACATTCCAGAATCTCATGCTTACAAAAAAGATACAGCAGACGGTTACTACACGGATCCTGAGACCGCAAAGATGGCTCAAGAATTATTCGAAAACAAAGACCTAAGAATTCTCTTTGACGCTGCGCGTGATGCCAAACCTCAAGATTTAAAAATGGCAGCTGACATGTTGAAGAGATTTAAGGAGACTAATCTGGATGGCTAATGAAATAATTGATACTGACAAGTTTGTTTACTATGTCCCTATGCCTAAGGGCATACACGAGGCTGTAGCTCCATGTAACGGAGGACATACAGTCTACATTGATGAAGATCTGTCAAGAGAAGAAAAACTGATGGCATATGCGCATGCATTAAAGCATATCGAAGGCGAGGATTTCAAAAAAGATGATATTCAAGAAATAGAGTCCAATGCTCATGGCAAATATTGATGTGAGCTTAATTATATTCATTTTTGGAGGTCGATATGAAAAAAGTTGTTTTGTTTCCGTTGTTGTTATCATTCCCTATATTGTTATCCGGATGTGACCAGAGGATGACTGAAAGCGATGTACGAGAATCAATCGCTCCGTATGAGAGCCAGGTCCACGATTTAGAGCACCGTGTTGCAGAACTTAAAAACGAGTTGAATGTTAAAGATAACACCATAGAATCTCTTGAGCATGTTTCCGAGGCCTATGACGCATACAAAGAAGAAATGGCTCCATACGAAGGTGTCGCAGAAGCGGAAGCTGAGGCTAGACGGATTGAGGCTGAGTCAATTGCCGAAAAAGAACGTATCGCAAAGGAGGAATCCGTCGCCGCTGAGAAGGCTGCAGCCGAAGCAAAAGAAAAGCTCGGATATGACACCGGAATAACTTATGATCAGCTTGCTCGCAACCCTAAGGATTATATCGGTGAAAAGATTAAATTTACTGGAACTGTTTTACAAGTTATGGAATCAGATTATGAAGTCACAATTAGACTTGCAACATCTAAGCGCTATGACAATGTTATTTACTGCACTTACTCTCCCGACATTGTTTCTTCGAGAATCCTTGAAGATGACCGTATCACCGTTTATGGGGCTTCGACCGGGACAGTCTCATATCAAGCTACCTCAGGTAAAGAGGTTACTATTCCAGGAATGCATGTAGATAAGATTGAACTAAAATAACATTTCTTTTAAAATCAAAGCTTAAAAATAAAAAAGAGCTTTCCGCTAGATGCCTGCCCCACAGGCACCATACAGAAAGCTCTCATATCAGGTATGTTATAATACCCTCTCGCGAATCGTATTATAGCATACCTTCCAAGGATGGAGGTATACATTTATGAAAAACGTAGCCGGTTACGTCAGAGTATCGACGCAAGAGCAGGCTGACGAAGGCTATTCGATTGGCGAACAGCAGGACCGTCTCCGGAAGTATTGTGAAGCTCAGGGATGGAATCTGATCCACATCTATACGGATCCTGGCTTCTCCGGTGCCAAGCTCGACCGGCCCGCTCTCCAGCAGCTTCTCTCAGATATCCCTTCCGGAGCTTTTGATACGGTCCTGGTGTTTAAGCTTGATCGTCTCTCGAGATCCCAGAAGGACACTATGTATCTTCTGGAGGATCAGTTTATCAAGAATAATATTGATTTCTGTTCCATCATGGAATCGTCCCTGAACACTTCCACGCCACTCGGCAAGGCGATGATAGGTATTCTGTCGGTATTCGCACAGTTGGAAAGGAATAATATCACCGAACGTATGACCATGGGGCGTATAGGTCGGGCAAAATCCGGTAAACACTCCGGAGGCATGGCGCCTTTTGGATATGACTACATTGATGGTGAGCTTGTGATCAATGAGGCTGAAGCTGTACAGGTAAAACTTATATTTGATCTCTTCCTGCATGGCCTTAACGGGAAAGAAATGTCCCTGAATCAGATCCTGTCATATCTCCATGAAAGATACATGATCAGGGGGTCTGAATGGATTCACGCATCTACTATCCCCAGGATCCTTCAGAATCCTGTTTACTGCGGTATGATCAAATTCTCCGGGAAGCCTTATCCAGGAACGCACGAAGCTATCATTCCTTCAGAGGAATGGGAAAGAGCCCAGGCTAAATATCAGTCCTACACAAGCTCTTTCTCAGAAACTGCTGCCAACTTTAAAAAATCCGCCCATTTACTTACCGGTCTTATCAAATGCGGACTTTGTGGCGGAAACTTTGGTGCGACTACATGGAAGAACCGGCACGCCACCGCAACGTCCCGGCCTTATTATGGCTATTACGGGTGCCGTCAGAGGTTTGCCAAGGTCAATAAAATCAAATGTGGCAATGCTCATTATGGCATCCGCCAACTTGAAGATCGGATAATCAAAGAGATACGTTCGCTGTCTCTGGATCCGGAAGAACTGAAAGCGGTCGGATCCGACAAAAAACCATCTCCTGAGCCTCCGGCATATACTGCTGCGCTTAAGCATCTTGCGGAGATAGACAAGCAGATCAATAAGCTCCTTGATCTTTATCAGGTCGATGGTATTGATATATCTGTAGTATCTGCGAGGATAAAAACTCTGAACGAAGATAAAGACCGTACAAATGTTATAATCTCTGAATTTGAGAGCAAAAGATCCGAACACTCGTCCTCTGTAGATGAAGCTATCGAAGTCCTCCGAAGTTTCGACGATGTAGTCGCGTCAGGAGATCCTGAGCTGCTGCGTTCTGCCATCAGATCACTTATCGACAGTATAATCGCGTTCCCGGATCATATAGAAATACACTGGTCATTTGCATGACTGCAAAAAGAAAGGCCCCGCGGTGATCTTCCGCGAGGTCTTTCTCATATTTGTTTATATTTATTGATATCTGTTGATATTACATCATTCCGCCCATACCTTGGTTTGGGACGTTAACATTTGCAGGCTCTTTAATGTCGGCAAATGTTAACGGCTTTCTTTCTTGTCAAAATCTATCCTGACAACTCTCTCTAGCAGCTCCAGCACATACACTGGAGGATTGCTTTTCCCCGTATCCCAGTCGTGGAATGTTGTATACGGGATTTTATACCGCTCTGTAAACTGCCGGACATTGAGTCCGGACAGTTCCCTTATCTTCTTTATATTCATTCCTTGGCCTCTTCCAAACCGAGGTTCTCAATGATCTCAAATACATTCTCGCCTCGATCAAAGGCAAGCCTTTTAATCTGGGCAACCGTCACGATCGCGTCGTCTGGCCCTATCATTGGTCCCCAATCGCGCCAATGTTCCGGGAGTATCCGGAATTTCTTGTTGTCATCAACTACTTCTATTTCGTTGTTGCAAACGTCATTGACTATTACGTCGATCACAGCATATGGCCATTCAGCGGCCATTTTTTTCGCTTCTTCGAGGTCAAACGAGCCGTCACCCCAGTCGTAGTTAGAGTCTGTCACTACGGCATACCATGGCGCCACCTCTCCGCCTTTTTTGATGGTAAAAACTATATTTCCATCAAGATAATCCTCGTCCTCTTCGTCGGCTTGATCATCTTTTTCGAGGACGTAAAAGCTCTCTCTTCTGTCCTGATCATATCTTGTCATGTGAGCCCATTCGTCGTTAGCCGCCTCTATGGCATCTTCTTTGTTAGGATACTCCTCTGTAAAAATGTCCATTCCTGCTACGTCTACTACTACATACTTCATAGTCATTTCCTTTCCGGCCTCTGTGGGTCTCTCTTTTTCTTTTGTGCCTTAACTATACTACGGATTCCGTAGTTTGTCAACGGTATCCGTAGCTTTTTAAAAAATAAATGGGAGGCTATTAGCCTCCCATTCCATTACATTCCCACAATAGTTTAATCAAGATACCATATAGCCTGCCGGCCAATCTCATCCGTGCGATAGATTGCTCCCTCAAGTCCGCCGCTTGGTTGTGCGTAATACCATGCATTATCAGCCTGGAACCATCCCGTCTGCATTTTTCCGTTCTTATCGAAATAATATCTGTGATGATTGATCGTCATGAATCCGTGTGCGTTCACTCCAGGAGCAATTCGGTAATACCATGAGCCGTCTTCCGTATGAATCCAATGTGGCCCTTTTTCCTCGTCCTTCCAATAATCTTTGGCGCATACATCCATGTCGATCTCTTTGGCCGGAATTCCTGGAACTCTTCCTTTCCAGGAATACTGATGTACCGTATAACTCCCTTTCGGCGAAAGTCTTGTTGTTCCATTGTCGTTTTTTGGAACCCGTGCAGCCCACCAATCTACCGCAGGCAGCTTATTCCATTTGATCAGGTTATCGTGCCAATGCTGGTTAGTATAAATTCCTACATTGTACGCACTTCTAAAACGTATTGTCTCGATGAATTTGTTTGCGATGGCAGTGATCTTCTCCGCACCGAGGGCTGCTTGATTTTCCCATTCAAGATCGAGCCACACCGGCATATCCAGCGGCCGACCGGCCATAATGTCACATACACGGTTTGCTTCTTCGATTGCGTCGTTTTCACTCAATGCATAGGAATAGATATACACTCCTACTTTCATCCTGACAGATCGTGCTCCGTTGTAGTTGTTTTCAAATTGCGGATCCGGTTGTTTATTCCGCTTGCTGATCCGAAAGATGCCAAAATCGTATCCGGCTGCTGCCACTTCCGGCCAATTCACTTTGCCCTGGTACTCGCATATGTCAAATCCTCTATATTCCATACATTTTCTCCTATAAATAAAAGCCTTGGCGCTATGCCAAGGCTCTACTACTTACGTAACGCTGTAAGCGCGAGATAAAGGATCACCTCCTCTCACTGTCTGCCGGTGAACTTTGTCCTCTGCCAGATGGCATTGAGCTTTTCCCATCCACCAGTGGCCACCATGTAGACAATAAAACCGCAGATCACCGCACTTGCAATGTGGTACCACAGGACGTTGGTCGCCGAATAATTGCTATACGCAACGAGTCCGCAGATAGTTACTGCCTCTGCCGTAACCAATGCGACAAGATTTGTCGGCAGATTCGCCAGCCCAGGGAGCTCCTTCACCGTCTGCACGATAACCGCCGTAATAAATGCGAATCCTCCGACCACTGTTGCTGCCGTCATTACATATTCCATGCTTACATTGCTTACATTCATTTTATGCCTCCCTTTTAATTAAAAAACCGTCATGTGCCTTCAGATCGTGATATGTCTCTTTGATATGCGCGATCGAGTCACCGGCGACCGAATTAACGTACCCCTTATGCGCCATGCAGTATTTTTCGTATTTGTCGCAATCGATTAAAATTGCGTCGAACATGTCTTTCCGATGCTGTCGCTTGTCCAAGAGTTCGTCGTCAAACCGGATGATTCGTGTTCTCCGTGCGTCCATCAGTTCGTCTCTGATATCCTCAATCCCTAAATACGCCCGGAGCAGATGCCCCAGCCATGTCCATGGGTTGATTTGTATCGGTGCGATCTGCACGAGTGAAAACACCATAAATAACAAAACAATCATAGTCCCCCCATTGCAGTCCAACTGTCCTAACTTTTTCAAAACTTCCGCCAAACTCATTCTACCTCCCCTTTTGCCCGCCGCTTTGTGTGTTTATGCTCGTACTCGAGGATTAATTTCCGCATGCTCTCCTTACTCTGAAAGTAACACGAAGCGCATGGTTCCTGGGAGTACGGGATGATGCTATGCGTACAATTCTGGCACGCATATTTAAGGCTGCAATCTTTCTTGCATCTGCACGCGTCTCTGTCGCATCTCCCGTCTCCCCGCCTGTATCTGCATTTAAAACTGTCTTCCACTATCCTTGTCCTCCCCTTTTCATTCCGGGAATAAACCATCCTGAATACTTTTAATAATGTGCTTGTACTGTGCCGAATCATACTCCGGCAGCTCTGATCTGTCAGCGTGAGTTAAAACAAAATTACTCCATATCTTCCGGTCAAGCTCTACATTGTTTGTGTGTTTCAGCATGGCTTTATAGCTTGCCACTGTACTACGTACGCTTTCGTAATCGAGCTCATAATCATGGTACTTATCGGCTTTTGCTTTTAGGTTCCGCTTCATCCTGAGGGTAGTGCTTTTACGGTGGAGCATCTTGTCCGGATATATACGGACTCCTACAAACTCACAGCCACACCGCACAGGTCTGTAGGCCGTCTTGTGATTAAACTGTATGTCGAGATTTTCACGGACAAAGTCATCCATCGCCCTGCCGTGCGATTCCACTTCGTAAAGGCTTTTACCGAGATGTATATTATCATCCATGTACCGTATGAATTCATCTATACCGAGTTCACGCTTTGCGAACTGATCCAAAGGATCCAGATAGACATTACCGAGCATGTGGCTCATTCCACCACCGATTGGTATGCCTCTGTCCCAAAGCATGTCTTCAATTTTTACTGTTACGGGATCGGCGCCGTATGGAAGTCCGAAGGGACGCCCGGTATTACAGATATAATACTCAAGGAGCTTAAGCATCCTCTTATCAGCGATACGTCTTTCAATAAGATCCATGAGAATATCATGGACTATACGGTAAAAGAATTTCTTTACATCGTGCTTACCGTACCATATCTCGTACTGTGCTCCGGTCTGACATGCAAACCATTCATGCAGGCGAGTTATGGCAGCAAGCTGTCCACGGTTATCTATGCAACTATAGGTATCTTCTATCATCCGCCGATTAAGGAGCGGTGCCAGGTTATCATAGACAGCTCTCTGAATTATCTTTGTGTCGAGATCAGTACAGATTACAAGCCTTGCCTTTGGCTCGAAAACGAGAAAAGAATAATATCTTACTACCGGGATATCTCCGGCTTTTAATCTGTCATGAAGATCATGCAGCCTGTCCTCTAAATTCAGCATGAATCTGAGGTTTACGCCTTTATCTTCTTTTGCGACTTCCTTTGCAGCCTTATAGAGACTTTCAAAGGAAATCGTCTGATCGTAAATTTTCTTTATCCTATGCATTTCTAATTTCTAGTTTCGGCGGCGGTCCAGGGTTCGCATGATGTTACTACCGGTGACCGCCGTCTGGTATGTTTGCTGACCTTTGGTCACAGGAACGGGATCCTTTATCTCTGATGCACACTCCCGTAACCCATTAGGTTGCGGGCTTCCGGCTATAAGACAGAGCGGCGCGAAAACCGATATTGCCGTTGGCATTGGAGCGGGTATTGTTGCCGTTCGAGTAGAACAAGCCCGCCTTGACGCCATTGTTCCAGTTGCCCCCACGTTGCAGAACGCTATATCCCTTTCCTCTTTAGACATCAGTGCTACGGATGAAGCCGCCTATGATACGGCCTATCTCCCTGCACTTATCCGTCCAAACGTCATATTTTTTAAAAGGCAGGTATCCGAGTTTCATACTGAGCCTGAGATAAAGTTTCAGTTTCTTGTTATCGACATCCAGCTTTTGAAGCGTAGTCTTTTTGTAATACTTTGCGGAGATCTCGACTGAATGTTCCAGCATCTGATCCATGAGTCTTTTGATATCCGCCGCCAATGTGTACTTCTCGCTCGTGGGAAACTGCCGCAGGGCTCCATGCCCGTATTCCATCATTTCAAGTATGCGGAGTTCAAGGTACGATTGCACAACATCGTCAAGTCTGCCATCTTTACCCGGTTCTATGTCATTCATCAACTTACCCTAAAAAATACATTGTCATAGCGGGGCGTCCGCTATCGCGGAGCCCCACAGAGTTACAGATCTCAGTTATCAGAGGTCATAGTAAGCGGCGCGAAAACCGATAACGCCGTTGGCATCGGAGCGGGTATAGCCGCCGTACGAGGAGAACAAGCCCGCCCTGACGCCATCGTTCCAGTCGCCCCCGCGGTGCAGAACGCGCTCACCGTCGATATTCACCCAGAAGTGGTCGCCTTCGTATCCGCTTGCGTCGGCCGGGAACAGCGTAAGCGCCTTAAGGATATCCGGGACTGTTATTCCGGAAGCGGCTGTCAGCGCTTCAAAATCCTTATCGGTGTTCGCAGAAGCTGCTGCCGTCTGTAAAACACCGTTTGAATATTTCAGAGTGTTCTCTGATCCGGGAGTCACAAGAGAACCGTCCTGGAGGATTGCCTTCCAGAGCGCGGAGTTTGCGGACATATCGGATGTAGCGAGCATGCAGTCAGCATCCTTAACAATGTTGATCTCACCGGAATTGTAACGAGCACCGTCCTGCCATTCCCATACGTCACCGTTCATATCGGCGATACCATCATAAGTACCATCGTGGAACCATGTTGCGGGGCCTGAGCCGGTTGCGGTTCTTCCGGTCTTACCATTGTCTACTGATGTGCCGATACCTACCTCATAACCGTAGTTCTTGTCCTTGCCGAAATCATTGTTGCCGTGTGGCATGAATCCGGACTTCTTGCAAAGAAGCGCTACGGCGGACCATAAAGCCGCCGGTGTAAGAGACCATCCGGCACCCTTTGCACGGCAAGCAGTTCTTGCAGCATCGATATTGATGTTTGTCTTAGGATCCTGCATAGGGAGTGAATAAGCACGGTTGCCTTTCACGATGTTAATGTACTTTGAGAAGTATGCTCTGTCCTTCTCTGCGTTATTAACGATAAAAGCGGGATGTGTGGCTGAAGCTGCGCCTGTGATCAGGGCGGAGTTGTCCATCTTAGGGATGACTACCATGACAGAGGGAAGTCCCATATCGTCAAAGATGACGGTGTTCTTACCGCCGGTAAGCATCTCAATAGCCAGTTTCATTGAATCATAATTTGCCATGTCTTAAACCTCCAAAGCATAAAGATATATAGTGCAGTTATTGATATTGAACGGAACAGCAACGTGCTCGGTGATCTTCTCAGGATTGCCCTCGCCCGGCTCCTGCTCTGGATCGTAGTTCGGATTATCCGACTCTACATCCTCGTAGGTCCTTGCCGGGATCTCTACCTGTGCAACGTATCTCTGTGCTGCATCGCATCCGATAACCAGGAATCCGTCTCTGTCGGAACAGATATCAATAACAACTTTCTCGTCCTGCTCACGGTTCTTAAGATTGATCATCAGATCGTCATCCCCGAAAGTGATACTCTTCTTGTTTGTTGTGTAGTCTATATGTCTACCCTCTGTTACGATTACTTCTTTCATCTTCTCTCCATTCTGTCCATCTCACGGACTGCCTCATTTGTACGTGCTGCTATTTCTTCTGCGCATTCCCTGTGCATGGCATTTGACGCATCCCCGCCAAACTCCCGGAGCATCCTTGCCTCGCTCTCGCATCTCTCTTCTGACCTTATAATGACGTTTGCCATTTACTTGCCTCCTGATACATAAAGCTTTAATGTGGCTGCCGTTGCGGAGCCGGTGTATTCAACCTTGAAGCCGTTCACAAGCTTGTCGGTTATGACAACATCCTCAAGGAATCCGCCTGTCACGCTGGACGCTTCCACAGTAACCTTATAATCGGTGTTGACACGTTCCTGCTCATTGGTAAGGGCAACGGTCTTCTTAGAGTTATTGAACGGATAGCTCTCTGTATTTGTGAGGTTTGTTGTTATTGAGAATCCCACAACCTCGTTAAGAGAATCCCTTGTCTGACGTAAAGCTATAGCCTGCTCGTCGAGACGGTTCTCCAAGAACTGCTTGACCTCGATAAAATCTTCTACGGACACAAGCCCTCCAGGGCTCACATTGATGGTGATGCTGTCGGCATTGCCTACGCTGATGTAATCGAGATATCTTAATGAGCCCGGTGCTACGTTGTTATAGGCCGGCATCCAGTCAGGGTGTTCCGGATCTGCAACGGTAACGCTATAGAGCACTTCCACGTTGTCAGAACCCTTAGCATATACACCTATCTCTGTCACATAAAAGCCCTGTGTGACTTCAAGGTTGGAAGCATTAAGAGTAAGCTTACAGGTGGCCGCATTCACAACCTCTGCTGCCGTAACCTGATACTCTTTCTTTGCACTTCTCAGCGAGGTCATAGCCGCGATGGCTGCGGTTGACTCACTTCCGGTGTAGGTGCCGTTACCCAGGACAAACTTTGTAAATGTGATACTCGATGATGTCCCGGCAAGGCACTTTGCATGGAGCTCAGCACCTTTCCGTGTTAGCACTTTTTTGTAATTTCCCAGCATTTTTTACCTCCGCTATATTTTTACCGGACGCGGGAACGTCCGGTATTTAATGAATTGATGTCAATAAACGATCACTGCCTGGATGCAGCACATGGTTGCCGCTCCTGAGCTTGCCGTTGCTTCTACGGTAATCACGTCCCCCGCGTTAGCGCTAAAGGACCTATTGAACATAGTCCCGCGCCACGCCGCGCTGCCGTTCCCGTCTCTTGAATCCACTACGGAACCGTTCCTGTATATCCTCATGGTTCCAGAACCGTAGCCGTTATAAAAGCAGCTCGCGCCTCCGTAGTAGACTGTACCGCTTGCCGGCATCGTGAATGACTGGCTGTCAGATGGTTCGTAATCCGAAGAACTTGCTCCAAACCCACGTACCGCAAACGCTTTTATACATTTCTTGTCGCCGTACCATGTGCCGGTTATTCCGGCAAGGGTTTCGCCTTTCTTTATCTTTCCTGCCGTGAGTGCCATAGTGCCGTTGATCTTTCCATTCTTACCGTAAGCACTCTTACCGTTCAGGATGTGACTGGCTTCTGCTGTGGCGTCTGCTCCGTATGTTCCACTCAGTCCGGCAATGGTGGTTCCATTCTTGATGACACCTGCAACAATTCCGAGAGCGGTGCGTAGCTTGTCGAGGCCGATAGCAAAGAACGTAGGCTTTGAGATGTATCCGGGATCTCCGTTATACCGGATCTCGAAGCGGTCCGTGTTATCGCTGTTCTTAGTCTGATAGCAAGCATCCCCCACAACTACGGGAGAATTATCTGAGGCTGTGTGTTTAATGGTTGCATCCCCTGAGATGTTCTTCATCGCTCCTGACCTATAAGCACCGTTTGACCATGCACCGTAACCCTTAAGGATCTGAGCATTGGAAGCATTGACATCAGTCCCTTGGGGCTGTGTCTGCGAACCTAACGAGTTCGCTCTTACCGTCCCCTGCTGATGGAATCCCCTTTGGATGGTGTAGCTTTCACCGCAGTTGATAGTTGCTGCTGCCGCCGCAAAGTCTCCGGCGTTTCCGATCTGACGTCCCTCGGCATCGTAGTAAACCTTTCCGTCCCTTACGTCTGCAGGTGTTACTGTCGAGTCTGATCCGTAAGTACCGGTCACCCCGCCAACAACCTGTCCGCTCACTATTTTTTCGGGCTCAATGCCTATCTCCGCGGGATAGCACCCCACGTATGCCGACGTGCCTCCGGGATATTTACCCAAAGGCGGAGCCAAAGCTATCTGTATATCGCCATTAGTATCTGTCTTTGTCTTTATGTCTACTGACTGATGTACCGGGATGTTTGGA